TTACCAAGGTGAAGGTTCATCTGGTAATGCTGTTAATTGCTCACCAGTATATCGTCTTGGTTGTAAATAAACTGTTGTTGTACCGTCTGTATAGATAGATTCAATTATTACAAACCATTCACCTGTATGATCTTTACCAATAATACAAGATTCATCTGCTTCAATATATGTATTTTTAATTACATCAGCACCCCAATCAAGTTTCCCAACTTTTACACGATAGCCACTAAAACCATCCCAATTAGTTTTCTTCGATTCCTCCGACCATGTTAAAAGACCATTACCAGAAGATGAATCATTATATGATTTCACTGTTACTTCTGTTGGTTCTGCACCTGTTGGAAGGTTGCTTGTTGGTGGCTCTGGTTCTGGTGTAACATTTCCATGCTGATAGAAAGTATCGTCAATTTGATTTTCCCAATCAGGAGGTTTTGTTGTGCTAGATGACCAATAAATATTATTAACATAATCAGATGAAGAATTTCGATTACCTAGACGGCAAGTAATGTTAAGGTATCCTTTCTTTTCAATAGATACACCGATAATGTCATAGTTTCTTTGACCTATAATAATTTCACCGTCACTTTTACCTGCCAGTTCAATAATTCTTCTTGTGCTAGGTGTGTCCTGTACAAATACATGAATCTCTGAATCAATCGTCACTGTAGCAACTGTACTACTGTAGTGCTGTGTATAGTCACTTGTACGCTGAATGATTGCAGGACATTTTAAAAGATATTTAGATGTTACATCTGCATAATACAAGTTAAAGATAACATCATGCTCTGCTTGTCTTATAATACCTTTATAATTTTCTGCACGTGGTACAGTTACTTGATTCCAAATCATCCAATACATGTTGTTATAATAGATGTAATCGCCACGCATCAAAGGAAAGTCAGTAGAGATATATTTGTCATTAAATTCTCTAGTGTCTGTATTTGTAATGATTCCATACTTCTTAGCACCATTTACAAATACTTCTTGACCACTCAAAGACAACATATCGTTGAATGCGTTATATTGTGTCTTAAAAATATTAAACTTATCCATTGTTTACTCTCCTTTCTTATTGGAATAAATTGAAGAAGTTGCTAGGTGCAGAATCTTCATTTGGCATTTGACGAATCTTCTTTTCTAGTTGGTCAATTCTTGCTTGCAGATACTTAGCAAAACTGTCAATTGTCATGTCGTCCTGTCGATAGTTTTTAATTAAGTGTGGTTGATTTGCAATTGAATTTAAAATTGATAGTGCAGTTGCATAGATCGCTTTCTTGTTTGCTTTTGACGAAGCATTATAAGTTACATCACCGTTAATTCCTTCTTCTTCTAAATACACAAGTAATTCTTCATACGGCAATTCAATACCACCGATTTCCATTTGTAATCTTTCGATATTATCCATATCTATACTCTCCTTTGTAATTGATTTGTTATATATTAAACATTCATGAGAGTTGCAAACTAATCTATTTATGTACTCTTGAATGTGAGTGGGTGTTTCTAATGGCTCATTGTTATAAAGCCAGATTCCTTCATATGTAAATACGAATATATGAGTTTTAGCGTTGTGGTATTCTGCAATGTAGAATCCATTCAATTTGATTCCATTAACCTCATATTCCATGTTCTTATCATTTTCAAAATGAACAAGAGTTGTATCATATGGAGTAAAGGACAATTCTTGATAAAACATGTCTGCAACATATGGATAAATTGCTTCATATTGTTCCGTTGTCATTAGTGGATGTTGTTTGATTGGATTTAATGTTAGGTACGTTGATTTGATTTTGTTTTCAAGATATAATAGAGATTGACTAGGTAAATTTAGGATAGAATCAAACATCATGGATTCTCCTTTCTGAAATTTTTTAGGGTGTGTGTTGAGGGATTGGCTATAGGAGTATTGGGCTAACATGGGGTAAACGGTTTGTTCGTTTTACTCACTCAACAGGATGAAAAATGAACAATACACGAATAAATAAGTAGCCCCATAAGATTAATTATAGGGTAGTTTACATAATTAAGGTTATAGGAAGTCATACTATACGAACATTTATTGGCGATTCGGTCATAATGTTCGTTTTTCATTTCACTCATATTCCCTTCCAAATGCACTCATTCACCAACCCAAAATCGAACAAAAAGGAGCGAAGCGAACGTTCATTCTCTAAATAACCCTCTCATTTTTTGCTCATTTATTTTCTGGCTCTGCTCATCCTTGCACATATGCATTACTTAAAAGTGTGTCGCATGAAAGTAATACCTTTACATCATTAAACATTGATATACCAATATTTCTACTAACTCTCCACACACAATCACAACACTCACATATGTCACGCTTGCTCCTCGACTGCATCCTCTTTCTTAGTTGCAACGTCTGCTTTTGCATCCTTTGCCTTTACTTGCACTTGCTCATCTACCTTCTCATTGACTTGCTTCTGCTCACTCACTCGTTGCTCACGTTCAAGTATACGCTTCAACTCTAGGTGTTCATTGCTAACATATGGATTGATTGCAACCAATGACTCAATACTGACTGCACCTACTTCATACAACTTAACTAAGTTATCAATGACCTCTGTCTCATTGACTGGTCTTGCATAGTGGAACACCATATCTAATGAGTCAATAGCATCTTCACTGTATGTCTTGCCTTGCTTACCTAACAGACCCACTACCTTGCTGTTACGTTGCTCTAGTCCCTCTCTTAAGTAACGCTCATTGAGTCCACCCTTCATATCAGCAAGTTGATACAGCATTCTCATACTCATCTCTGATAAGTTACTTACATCAGAAGCATTCAATGCCACAGCAGGAACACTTGCAATGTTAATCAGTTGTTGCATAAGTGTATTGAAGATTACCTCAAATGCCTTATGATCGATACCATTACTTACCATCTTGAAATCAGCACCATCATCTAAAGTAATTCCTCCACCAACAATATGAGGATTTAGCCCCTCTCCTTTTAGTTGTTGTCCAATAACAACAGGAATTGGATTATGATGCTTATAGAATGAGTCGCTAAACTTAGATAGTAAATCCTCCATAGCATCAATGATATTAATGAAGTCATCTAAATCACTCTTTCCAAATGTCGTGCTTAATTCATTATCTGTTTTATAGTGGATTGGCAGACCGCTAACATTCTTATAAGAACCCACAACAAGTAATTCAATACCTCCAATTGTTGAATACTTCACTACTTCCTCTGGTGTATAGACAACATAGAAGTCGCTCTCTAATGATGTGTAATACTCAACGAATGCTATCATGTCGTTCTCATCGTTATAGATAGGATATCCACATTCAGTGGGTATTACTTTGCTACTCACATTGCCACCATCTTTGATATACACATACTCATATGCATTACCATACTTCACTAAGTTATTTAGCAGGTCGAAATCAATCTTGTCATAATTACCTTTCTTGTACACTCTTTGCATATCGCCAACAATTTTTTCTTCACCAGTAAAGGTTACTGGTTTTTTTAATAAGTAAGTAGTTTCTAGATTCACAATTAATTTTGCATATTGTAATAAAATTGATCGTGGTTCATATGGCTTACTATTATAATTTTCTACAACACGATTTGAGATTGCATGTCTACCATCCAAATATTTTTTCTTCTCAATTGTGTCTAAAATTCTTTTCTGGTTTTCAAAATGCTTAACCTCATCTACAAACCAGAATGAGTTACCGTTATGTACGGTTTTAATATAATCTTTTAAATTCATTTCTTTTTCCTTTCCAAAATAAAAAGCACCCCAAAAGGGTACTTTACTAATTCTTCATTTTTTTATATAACTCACTGAAAGGTACATCCTTATACTCTTCAGGTAGCCCTTTCAAACTTTCCTGTAAATGCTTGCTCTCTTCTTGAAAACGTTGAGAATCCTCCATCTCTAACTGTCTTCTATTAGAAAGAGAAAACTTTTGATTTACAATAGTAGTCCAAACATCCAACTGGTTCTCTGCCACGTATATATATTGCATATTCTTCATTTTAGATAAATGCCTTTCAAAAACACTTGCATTTTTTTCATTATTTTCAAGAAATTCCTTTGCTCTCTCGTTTTTAATTATACCTTCACCAAGTTCATTAATTCTTTTCTTGAATATGGCTGTTGTTTCATGAATTAAAGAATCTATTAAAAATTTCTCTTCAAAAGATTCTTTGTTAACCAAATAATTAATTCGCTCTTCCAATTTTTCTACTGTTAAATCCTCGAATGCATCATTACCACCTATATTATAATTAAGAAAAAATAAAATATCCTTTAATGTTGCATCCTTTGGATTACATCGCTCATCCCATTCTTTTAAGGATTCAATAAATGTATTTGTCCAACTCATTTAAACCATCTCCTTTTAATCGATATAATTCGTTAAAAAGAGACAAATTCCTTCCTAAACATACCATTTATTTTGTTTAATACCTTGAATTGCTAATGCCATAGCAATTACACAGTCGTCATGTTTGTCATTACCTTTTTTATTTCCTGTTTTTCCATCTGTTTCAATGAAAATCTGCATTTGCTCTAGTGTTTCTTGACAGTTTATAAAAATCACTTCTAATTCGAATTGTTCTTTTAAATCTGTAATCATAATATTTTTTGTTACTTGTGTAGTTTGATATCCTAGTTGTAATTGTTTTTTACCTGATTGCTGATTGAAAACTTTATGTTTATACAAATTCATATACTCATATTCTTTTCGTAAACGTTCTAAGATTGGCGTACCAAAAGAGTTTCTTTCTACTGTTAAAAAAGCATAGTTATAAAACTTGCCAATAGTATCAAGTAACTTGGCAAATTCATAAACAGGAATTTTATTATCATAAAAACTTAGCACCTGTTCACCATCTGCATTTAAAATTGAGATAGTAGAATAGTCACCACCGCTACCACTTGCAGTATCTACGCCACCATAATAACGGACGCCCTCGACAGGTAATTGATAAATCATTAACGATTTTCCAATGTATTTTGCAATACTATCTGGAATGTTCATTTTTACCTCACGATATTGTAATGGTTTTTGAACATATTTTAAGCGTTCAACAATCTTTCCTTGATCGAAAACATTTAAACCACTACTAATAAATGATTCCATTGGGGTTGCAGGAAATTCTTGATAGAATTGTTGTAGGGTCATATCAAGTAGTTTCCATCTACGCCACATTAATTGTTTCAGCGTTGCCCCTTGCTCATATAAATATAATTCGTCTTGCTCTAAATCATCTTTAGTAAGACGCTTTCCTTTATTATTTTCTTTATACCATGCTTCTGCTTCGTCATAATCATCTTTAAATTGTTTTGCATATGAAGAAGAATAGAAAGGGAAGAAAAATGCTTTGTACTTTGAGTTTTCCTTATATGCGTTATCGAAGAGTTTTTGATAGGTGTTAAAACCGTTTGAGGTTGTTTCAATTACTAATTTTGATGTTTTACTCTTTGCTAATGCTTGTTCTGCTGATAATAAAATTGAATCTTGATTCTCATAGAATGCAAACTCTGATAATAAAATATATTCATACGTTGTTCCACGCCCCACATCTTTACCACCTGCTGTTGCAAGCGTAATAGATGAGCCATTATCAAATTTCATTTGTCCTCTGTTGTTTTGCACATCTTTTGGAAACTTAAATTTGTCATGTGGAAGGTCATCGTACATCATCTTTAATTTGTCGAATAATGATGTTGATGATTCTGCTTTATACGATACAATTAAATAATTTGTTCGTGATCTGTTCATTGCCATCCATAAACACAAAGCCAATGACATTGTACTAAAACCAATTTGTCTTGCCTTCGCAATTACGTTAAAACGTCCCATTTCATCAATAAATTGCTTTTGTTGGTCATTAACCACAAAAGGTATGTAATCACCTGTGTTGGTAGTGATTTTAACAAAATTTCTTAACCATAATATAGGGTCATCATTTATTTTTTTTAATTTCTCTTCTCTTGATAATTTTTTTACCATTATACAATCAATCCATCGTCTTCTTGTTCTTCATCTACTTTAGATAACTCTGCCCCTGCTTTAATAATACTGTTGATTTCTTTGTTAAGAGTTAAAAGCAACTTAACTTGTTTTTCATCGCCTGTTAATGCTTTTTCTCTCACAACTTTGTAAATAGTATGTATATCATCAATCATTTTAGATTGTAAATACAGTGCCACCAAATTTGCATACTCTGGTGTCTTCTCCCAATTTGTAAAACCATTCATAGTTTTTCTGCCAACTGAAATAAGAAATTCTTCTTCATTTTTTGGCTGAATAGTTTGATTGAATCGTGTATCTGGGAATTTATAATTGAAATACATTCGATTCTCTTTTGTAATCTTCTTTAATGCTTCTTTCAATGTCATTTCATTTAACCTCTTTCTTACATATCATCGAAGAAATTATTTTCTTCAATTTTCTTTGGTTTATATGAAGGTTGAAATTCTTCATATCCTTCAAAATCATTCATATGAATTTCCATCATTCTATGTGTTCTTTGTTGATTTTCTAAGTGTTCTTGATACTGGCTTTCAAGTTTTTCTCTAATCCATGATTGACCTGCTTTTTCAAGAATTTCAAATTTCTTTTCGCCTGCTTTTTTAACATAATCGCAAGTTGTTTCTTTCCACGCTTTGTAACCTTCAAATTCAAAACGCTTTGTTTTGTCAAAGATTTGTCCAAAAACAACATCATCAAATTTAACCAATAAATCGGTTACCTTTTCTTTCTCTCTTTCAAGGAAGGATAAGTTTTTATTTGTTGTTTCAGTTTCTTTTAAATTTGTCTTAACAGACGTACTTTTTACATATTGATTTGTTTCTTGTTTCCATTGTCCATTCTCATCTTGATACTTCTTACCAGAAATCTTTGTTAGAAATGTACAATCATTAATGATTTCCCTTGTACGTGTCATGCCCAATCCCAACACTTCACGCCATTCTTTATCACAAATAGCATATTCGAATTGTGCGTTACTTCTCCAATTATGGTAAGCCATAACCGTTAAGTGATAATCATTTTTCTCTGCTAGATTGTATTCTTTTGATGTGATTTCTGTATAACCTTTAAATTTAAATGGTTTCTGTTTCCAATCAACTGTACCTTCTGCAACAACCTTCTTCATTTCCTCGTTGATTTCGATCGTCAACGTATCTTTCTTAATGTCCTTTTTAAAATTACATTTGATATATCCTTTGTCGATTAAAGTTGTAAGAGCACTTGCCACGTTTGTCTTATCACGACTTCCATTTGTTGTTTCCCAATTTAAATCCTCAATGATGATTTCAATATTTGTTCTAACAATCATTGTTCCAACTTGCTTTGCAAATTGAAGATAAGCAAATACCTTCAATTCATCTTTATTTAACTTGTATTCTGTTCCAAAACCAAACGCCACGTTTGGAATTTGGATATAACTATCTGTTGTTATTTTCATTTAAATTACCCCTTGGTTTAAATTATCTTTTAGAAATTATTTATTTTTTAACCCTATTCTTTCACCATGCTCGCTATATTCATCTAGAGCATTTAATAAAATTTCATCACGTTCAAATAACCAAAATCGTTTATTTGTCTTATCATGAAATGCTGTGCAAATATACTTAATCCCTTTCTGATATCTTAAAAACTCATGTAAATTTGTTGAATAACAAAAAAAGTATTCTTTTTCTTGAAACATTCTAATTTCTCCTTTTTGATTTTCCTTCAAATTACTTGAAGGTTAAACTAATAGTATTCTTTTGTGTAAGAGCCATCGAGAAGATTTCTTTTTTATGCTTCTCTTCAATCATATCTTTTGTACAAGATGAATAGTTTCTTAATTCAATCCGCTCTCTTCGAAAACGCTTTCTAATATTAAAACAACAAATAGGCAACTCAATAGGCAAACCTAATACCTTTGAGATACCTTCCAAATCCATTCCTGTTTGTAGTTGTTCATCCACAAGTTCTATTTTCATAGAAGAATTGTATTTCTTTTTTATATTAGCGAAATCTTTTAAAGTGTATTTATTTTGAATATCAATTAACTCTTCAAAACCTAACTTTCTTAACCACTCATTTTGAACCGCCTTAAAATCCGTATAATGACCCTTATAAGAAGAATCAATACTAAGTAGTAACATCTTTCCTTCATCACTTTCTGGAAGTGGTAATTCATAAAAAGACCACATTAAAAGTGCTGTACTCATTGCGTACTTCTTTGTGTAGTTACCTCGGTCAATGTTTTCTATCACATTAGGATTAGCAGACAAAGTATTTACTTTCCCATATTTAGATAATCGTACAACATGGTTGTCCCAAGTCATCCCTTTTTCTAATGCAATATCAACACCAATTGCTTTTCTTTTGTCACCATCAACTGAATAGAAGTTGTTAAAATCATAGAAATGTTTGATTTCATATCCTTTAACACGCTTTAAAATAGAAGCACCAACTAAACTATCTAGATCATCTGACAAACAAACTGTATAATCTCCGCTCTCATTAACCCATTGCGGAAATTTTTCTTTAAATTCTTTCAACATAATAAAGCGAAAGTATGTAACTTCCACTCTTGAAACTGCATAATTTTAAAACTTAATAAAACCACAATTTTATATTGTGGCTACCTTTTATCCCTTGTATTCCTTGTATCTCTCATGCTTATTGGAATACAAGAGTTTAAGTAACTAACACCTTCACATTGTTCACTCCTTTAATTTATCTCTCATTTACCTAAAACTTAATAAAAATCTATATATTCTTTATACTTTTTCACTTTCTCTTTATCCATCTCACAATCTCCTGTTTCATATCTGGAAAGGAGAGATGGACTACAGCCAATATACTCTGCTAACTGGCGTAAACGTATTTTTTTCTTTCTACGTTCGATAATGTACATATCCTTAATGCTCATTGTATTTAACCTCCTATTCCATTCACTTTTTTTAATATTTGTTAAAATAAATAAGGTGAGAGGAAAACTCCTCTCACCCTATTAGGATTATGTATTTAATTACGCTTGTTTAAGGTTGTAAACTGCAACTGCTTTTTTACTTCCAACTTCAAGTGTCGCTTCTGCAACAACTTGACCTTTATCATTGTCACCAGTTTTACCTAATGCCTGAAATTGTGGTTGACGTAAGAAAGCAACTTTCAGAGCATTTACATCAAATGCAACAATTTTATCTGCTGGCATATGACGGTCTAAGATAAAGTTAATTTTTCCGTATGAAGTATTTACAGAATCAACAGTGATACCGAAATCAGTAGTAACATGTTGGTAAGAATAACGATCTTTGTACAACTCATCAATTTGGTCTTTTAAGTCAGCACCAACTAATGCATAAAACTCACCATTTTCATTTCCTGCTGTCCATAATTTCTTAACAAGTTCCTTAACTTCTTTTTCAGTTAATACATCTTTAGTAACACCGTTTACAACGTTACCTGCATCAACGAATTTTAAAAGTCCATCCATTTGACGTTTACCACTTGTACCATCGTTTTTAACACCATTGATAAGTTTTTTCTCTATACCAATAGCAAGTTCAACTAAGCGGTCATTAATTTCTTGTGCGAATAAATCACCAACTGCCCCTGTTGATTGTGCTGTTCCAGATACGCTAGTTGCTTTATAGAAAATTTCCATAACGTTGTTTAATTCTGCACGTCCAGATTGTACGAATTGTGTAGCATCTACACCTTCATCAACTGTAATGTCAGCAGTACCATCAAGAGTTTTTTCTCTCCATGTGTGAAATTTGCCTTTTGAGTCAACATATAATCCTTTGCTCATAAGTAATGTGAAAAATGGAGTAGCGATAGGTGCTACTAATGCAATTTCATCAGTAAGATGAATATTTTCTTGTGTAGTTAATTTTTTAGAATCTAACATTCTTTCTTCCTCTTTCTTTTATTAAAAATTTAATTTTTGACTAATCATAGATTTAGTATCTTTGTTTTTCTTAGCGATGCTATAACCATCCACCTGTTTATGATTTGTCGGTTGATAACTGTTGGATAATTCCAATGTTCCAACGATTTCTTTTAATTTTGTAATTTGATTATTTAATGCTTCTGTATCATCTACATCTGCTCTAATAAAATCCTTAAATACTTCTAAACCTTGTTCCTTTAGTTCAAGATCAACTTGTTTATGCCATAAAGTTTCTGCTTTTTCTTGTAGTTTAATTTCTACTTCATTTAATTCTTGTGGCTTATATTTACTTAACTCATCAATTTGCGACTGTAAATTATCAATATCTGTTTGTGTGTAAACTCTATCTTGTGATTCAATTTGCATTTCATCTTTGTTTTGAATTGATGTATCAGTATCAACTGCACCTTCAACTTTATCTTGATTTGTTATATTTTCATTCATTTCATTTACCCCCATAAAAAATAAAAAAGAAGGGTGTGGCTATCACCCTTCAAAAAAGAATAAACTAATTGCTATCGTAAGAAAAAAATATAATTAGTTTTCCAAGGAGTTATACTCCCCACTCAATAATCTGAATGGAATAGTAAAAAACATCCCTCATTAATAATGCCTTCAACTAGGGTGTTTTGTTAACCTTTTAGTATTTCATATAAAATACCCCTCACTAATATAGTGTTTGTGAAGACACTTTTGTTGCTGTTTTGATATTTCATATAAAATCCCCTCACTAATAAAGTGTTTATGAAGATACTTTTGTTAACCTTTTGACACTTCGAATAAAATCCCCCTCATATATTAGTGCTTTTCAGAGCACTTTTGTATGTATTTTAATAAAAAGTATTGACTTCGGTCGTCTGTCTCTCATCATGGGATGAAGGTACAGGACAACGGCTAGGGCATAGAATGACTACCTTACATTGCAAAAACAAGAAAGTTAATGCAACATAAAGCAGACGTTCATTGTCATTTCTCATGGTCTATCAGGTTAAGGAATCCGTATAGTAACACCTTGTTTGAACGTTAGATTTCCACCTACAACGAACTTTTAACATGCTATGCTTGTCCAACATGCTGAAAGATTTAGGGAAGGAATTGTACTACTGACATCATCCTTAATTATTCGTAACCTAATATTATCTTTCTTATTCGTTGCTACCTGTACCGTAGTACACCAAGCAACCTTTACCAAACCGTTTATGGACGTTCTCTCCTAGACTATACCCAACGTAAACAAGGAAACGCTTTTAAGAGTATACGCTTAATTTTATGACATTGGCTTAGCGAACCTGTTCAAGTGTTTAACGTGGTGTTAGGTCATTCCCACGTTCAGAAATCACCGTACACTTCATCTAAAAAGCATCACTAAAGAAACCTTGCATTCCTCGAATTTTTTCGATAAAATGAAGGGGCTAAATGTACGGTTTGTCCGTTATTTAGTTGGGAACAGTGGAGTTTTTCTCCTCTGTGGCTAGTTTTGAGAGTCGGTTTCTTGGCGGGAGCGACTCTTTTTCTTTTGGTTTAAACTTCAATAAAATTTAAAGGGTTATATTTATCATTTACATCATGCAGTGCATGACCATAAAGTTTTACATATCTTTCAGTCATTTGAAGCGTTTCATGTCGCATAAGTTTTTGTAAATTTAAAGAATCCATTCCCATCTTCAAACACTTAGAAGCAAAATATCTTCTAAAAGCGTGACAAGTTAATCCTTCCATATTTAAATTTCTTTTTAATCGTTTAAATAAAGTTGAAATTGCTTCTGTAGTTAATTGTCTATTCCACTTATCTGGGAACACATATACAACTTCTTTCTCTTCTTCGAAATAAAATTCTAAAAATGTTTTATATTCCGCTAATTCCTTTTGCAATTTCCTTGTGTATGGAATAGTAGCAACGGTTCTTTTCTTCCCATAGGTCATAATTGTCCTATTCCTCATGTCAATATCAGACCACTTTAAATTAACTAATTCTTCCCTTCTAAGCCCTGTAGAAATTAATAAGACAATTACCATTCGGTTTCTCATTAAAGCAAAATTCGTGCCTTTATAATGACCTCTATCAAAGTGTTCAAGAACACTCTTCACTTGCTCATCTGTTAAAACATCTGTTATGGTATCTTCTTTACTAAATTTAATTTTTTTGAATGGATTCTCTTCAACTATCCCTTCTTCTTCTAGGTACTTAAAATACACCTTTAATGTTCGATTCTTTTCATTTATTGTAGATATATTATTTTTCAACTCATGCTTACAATAAATTAAAAACTCTTTTGCAACTTTTGGCGTAACTTTATCAGTGTCAAATATCCCTTTATTTACACAAAAGGACTCAAATCTTTTCAAAATTCCTTTATAAGATTTCAAAGTATGTTTACTTAAATTACGTAATTCCCTGTCATCTAAAAATTCTTGCATTGCAATTTTATACAACAA